TCCCCGCCGGGATCGGAGGCACCGCACCCCGAAGCATAAACCTACAGTGACTATACTTGATAGTCACTGTACTATGTGACTACTCACATCACAAAAGAAGGTGTCTTAAAATGAAATGCATTAAACCAATACTAGTCCATATGGACTATCGACCATGCGGACAATGTATGAATTGCCGCATCAATAATAAAAGAAAATGGACAGCCAGGATTCTCCTGGAATCTCTATTTCACGACCAATCAATTTTCATCACCTTAACCTACAACGACCAAACCGTACCCATCAACGAGGATGGCGAAGCCACCCTAAATCCAGAGCATTTAAAAAACTTTATCAAACGATTACGCAACGAATACTCGGGAATAAACTCGAAGTTTCGATTCTTCGCCGTCGGCGAATATGGCGACAAAACCTGGCGACCTCATTACCACGCAATACTCTTCGGAGTCGGCCTCGATGCCGAACCACTAATCGCACAAAAATGGTCTAACAACGGAAAGCCGATCGGCTTCACTTCGGTGGCAGAATTAACACCCGAGCGCGCAGCTTATACCGCGCAATACACAACCAAAAAAATGACCGGGGTCCTCGATCCCCGCCTGGGAAATAAACACCCGGAATTCGCAAGAATGTCAAACCGCTACGGAATAGGCGAACCGGCATGCGCCTGGTTAGCCGCAACAATGGGCACCGACAAGGCACAAATACAAATGCAAAAATACGGCGACGTATGGAACTCCGTCAGAATCGACGGCAAAATATGGCCACTAGCCCCATACCTCAGAATGAAAATTCGAGAACGCCTGGGCATACCACAAAACACTCGAGATCGAGCAATTCACTTCGATCATATCGACTACGACACATCGGAACTACTACCAAACCTACCGCTGCCAGATCACTATGGTCCCTGGCAGGACTGCCGCGACCAGCGGTTTCCTGCTAATATAAAGTATGGCCAAACGGAAACCCTCAAAACGCTACTCCCGAACCTACTCAAGGCACAGAAAAGAACGCGGCTTGGTAAGGCACACGACATCAACCGACGCGCAATCTGATGCCATACAACGGACACACACCACGCCCACCATTATTGTACGTACTGCCCGAAGACATACCCAAAAGGCAGTTACTCCGGGAATTAAAATTGCCCTGGATACTCGTACCCCTAGCCCTTGTAATCGGCGTGCTACTCGGCGCGCTGTCATAATCGCCACCGGTAAAGGCGGCATAAACGGGGCCAAAAACTACGGCCCCAGGTCCACCCTCTCCTGCAAGTAGGACTATAGTCCTATAGACAAAACTAATGACGCCCAATAGAATGGGCTAATGGGAATACTCAAAGCAATAGGAACCGGCGTCGGAGCATACTTCGGCGGCCCATCCGGTGCCGCAATCGGTGGCTCAATCGGAGGCTCACTCGATGACTCAAGGGACAAACCAAAACGCGATAAATCTTATTTTCAGCGCTCAGTCAAAGACGCCAAAGCGGCTGGCTTACATCCGCTTTTTGCACTCGGCGCTTCAGGAGGGTCAGGCCAATCGTTCTCGATCCCAGGCCAATCCCAATCAGGCGACTGGTCAAAGGAAGCCATAACTCAACTATCAAATATGCGCAAACCCCCGGATTCAACAACCGGGGTAATCCAGGCACAAACCGCCCTGGCCGCTGTCGAACTCGCTCGACACTCAATCTCAAATGACAAGGCACAAACAATAACTGTCCCAGCGTATCAACCGCTAGGGCAGGACATACAAAAAGGGCGCACCGACGCCCACATGACCCAAAATCCTGAGCAATCGCTCAACGTAAAATCTCCAATGACAATCTTTCGACTAGGCTCCCAACGCGTCTGGATGCCAGCAGAAGATATGGAAACCGTCATAGAGGACCCGCTAAAAATAGCGGCTCTCACATACATGTACCACGGCAACAAAGACGTTGACTGGTCAAAACTCGCATTCGAATACTCCGGCACCAGGGCAGGACACGCACTGTCGAAAAGGAACCCCGCGGCGTTCCGATCCGGACAAGCCTTCCGCAACTTCATGCGCCGAAATGCAAAAAGACTAAAAGATCGTAAATTCACCGGCAACCCATACCTGGGCTTGCAACACCAGAGGACAAACTAATGCCCATGAGACACAAAAGAAGTTTTAAAAAAAATGCGTCACGTCGCCGTCGCGGCGGTCGCACTTCTACCGGCCCTGCTCGCCAGCCCGGGACTCATTCTAGAGTGGGTCGCCGGTTATGAGCAGATCAAAGCAATCACTCAGCCACTACAATCTGACGACAGCAGACATGGGCCAGTTAATACCCATCGGCTGGTTCCCTGTACTCCCGGGAGACACCGTCGGCCAGAAAACCGACGTACTGCTACGTGTCTCGCCCCTGGCGGCCCCAGTAATGCACCAGGTGGACGTGAGGGTCCACCACTTCAAAATAGCTTACAGGACAATCTGGGACGGTTGGGAGGATTTCATAACTGGTGGCGAGGACGGAATGAACCTCGCACAAGTCCCAACAATCCCCAGCCTTGACACACCAAACAGCCTTCTTGATTATCTCGGCGTCCCGCTAGTCGCGGGTGCCGAAGTATCAATACTGCCAGTCATGGCTTTCAATCAAATATATAACGAATTCTACCGGGACCAGGACCTGGTCACCGCCCGCGATCAAGCGGACACAACAATACCCCAAGTTGCTTGGGGCAAAGACTACTACACCACCGCACGCCCCTGGTCCCAAAAGGGCCCATCGGTATCAATACCAATCGGCGGCGGACAACTACCCGTATCCGGAATCGGTATGAACTCCGGAGGCGCCTTCGGCGCCGGCACCGACGTCATAGAATCCGACGGCTCGACCGTCACCTACGACACCTCCCAGGACAACTCCAATACATCTGCAGCTAACGCAATGCACTTTCAGGAAAATCCCGACGAGAACGGTCAACCAAATATCTTCGTCGACCTGGACAACATCGACGGCGCAGACCCGCTCGACGTTCGACGGGCTTGGGGCATACAAAGGTTCATGGAAAACGCGGCTAGATTCGGCTCGCGCTACCCGGAAAAAATGAGACAACTCGGAAGTCTATACAAGGGACTAATGGACCGCCCCGAGTTCTTAGCCGGAGGAAACAAATCAATCAACTTCTCCGAAGTACTCCAAACCTCGCCGGACGTTACCGGACCCGAGGAGCGACACGAATTCGGTGTCGGCGATCTCTACGGTCATGGCATAGCAGCCATGCGCTCAAACAAATACGCTCGTCGCATCGACGAACACGGTCTGATCATGACTTTATTATCAGTTAGGCCTAAAAGTATTTACCAGGACGGGGTACACCGCGAATGGATCCGCAAGGACCGCGAGGACTTCCACGACCCATATCTAGAATTCATCGGCCAACAGGAAATCCAGCTCAACGAGTTGTTTCTAGCCGCTGCAAATTCTGAAAACGACGTTTTCGGGTATTCTGACAAATACCAGGAATACCGGGGCCACCCCAGCACCGTTCACGCCGAATTTCGAGACACACTCGATTACTGGCACATGGCCAGAAAATTCGATGAGGCACCCGTCCTCAATCAATCCTTCACGGATTGCATACCCACTAAGCGAGTACACAACGAGCAAACCCAGCACTCTTGCTGGATAATGGCTCACCACTCAATCGCTTGCCATCGCAACATATCCAAATCCGCAACCCCGAGGTTGATATGACAAAAAAGGAAACACTAACAGGCCGGGCAGGACACCATGCCCGCAAAAACCCTGGCGAGGAACTCGACCAGACACCAATCGAGTTGCCAGCTGGCACTCGGAAACTACCCTCTGTTGGCCAACAAATCCAACAGCAAATAGCGATACAAATCGCAAAAAAGAGTCCGGGGTAAACGAACAATCCCCGGACCAAATCTACCAGGAGCTCAACGACCTGGACGACGACCAGGAACCGCCCTGGGATAAAACGCAATACACCTTCGAGGATATGAGCTCTGAGCTCTATACCGACGAAGAAATAAATAGCATCCTTGCCAAAAAAGGAGAGGGCGTCGCAGACACGAAGTTGCCCCTCGACCAATCCGGCACGGATGCAAATACACCGGCGTCCCCGCCGGGATCGGAGGCACCGCACCCCGAAGCATAAACCTACAGTGACTATACTTGATAGTCACTGTACTATGTGACTACTCACATCACAAAAGAAGGTGTCTTAAAATGAAATGCATTAAACCAATACTAGTCCATATGG